TATCCGTTTGGTTGCCAGAAACTTGTAGGAACACACCCAGAACTATCATTTACTTTAAATGTAATGAGAGAACTATCTTTATGGACAAACATCGAATTATTATCGAATATTCTCTCCATAACATTAATGTCTGACATTCCAACATCAATTTCGGAATTTGTAAAGTATAGACTACTATCTCTATTAATATCAAATTTCGCCCTAGAGAGTGTGAATTTTAAATCTTCTTTTTGCTCTGCAGTCCATGTAGAAGCATTCTGAGATTTAAAGAAAACACCAGCGTAAGGTTGTTCCGAAATAATTCCAGATCCATCAAGTGACTCTTGTCCTAGTGTTGCAACATGAACTCTGTATCCTTGCGTATTTGCAATCAACACGAGACAATACTCTGTTGCTTCTTCCAAATATACTGGTTCGTCAAAGGTAAATATTGTTTCTAAAGAACCATCATCTGAAAGTTGAATTAAGTCCTGTATTGGATTCAACATCTTTTCACCAAGTATATATTGGCCAGGATATCCATTCACCATATTTCTTATTTGTAAAGTTACTGGAACAACCTCATCTTTTGCAGAGAAGAAAATTTCTGCACTTGTTATAAAGGCGCCGCCCTCCACATCAACCAAGAATGATTGTGCAAGTGGGTCACCCCAACCACGAACCTGTCTCCAGTTACCAAAGCTTGAATTACTACTCGAGCGCAATTCTGAAACAACATTTTCTGATTGAGCGCTCACAGTATCAACAATTTCAACTGTTCTTGTATTTACGGTTGTTTTTTGTCTAGTTTCAATAATACCTCTTGCAGTATATGTTGCATTTGTATCTGTATCAGAATCGTCTAGATTACCGTTAGGTTGATCGCACAACTTGAATACTCTTTCTCCAGTTCTAAATTTTAAATCATCATCATTTGGAGTTTGATTATTATTTGGGATTGAGAAGTTACCGTAAACCGTACCAGCTGAGTCTGATCTTAAAGTCGAACCACCAACAATACCTTCATTTGGGAAGCTTCCCATGTTATGAGATTTCCCATCTCGTTCAACTAAGAATAAAACCTCACCTAAACTAAAAGAAGTATTCTTTTTACCAGGCACATTTTCTAATACATAAAGTTTTAGAGAAGTTGCATCCAAATAATCAATATCCGCAACAAAAACTTCGTGTGCGGTGGATTGTCCTCGCAATTTCAACTCACCATATTGATCTGCAAATATATTTTTGTTGTTTTTAATATATTGTGCGGTTGCCGGTGGAACATTTGTAATATTTAATGTTTTTATTGGAGTAACATAATCACTAACTAGTGTGTTATCGAAGAATGCAAATAATTTTGTATTTGGTTTCATTCCAGTAGCTTTAAAGTATACATCTCTGGTACGAATGAATGGAATTTGTTCAGAACTAACTAGTTTATCTGTTGTAACTGGAGTCCAACTTTCACTAAGTGAAGTTGTAACACCAGCTCTGGTTCTGGTTCCTGTATCATTCCAAGTGTTAGTTGTAGTTGTTACTGTACGGTCATTATTACCTCTAGATTCGGTACGGGCACTTGTACCTGTTGCCTCATTGGTTGTACCAGTCCATGTTGTTTCCCAAGACCCCCATACGGTTCCAAGAATTCCCGACCTTGCGGCAAGTTCTTCAAAATTATCTGTATTTCCTCGTTCATTAATTGTAATTGTATCCAAAATTCTTGGATCATCGTGCCAATTGTCCGTTGAAGGTACAAGTACCATCGAACCCTTAAAACTAAAAATTGCAAAAGGGTTTACATTAACAGTTTTTGAAGATTTTCTTTGTTCAATTAATAATTGGCTCGTATATGGGAGTGTTGCCCATCTACCCGACACTTCAAAACCCTCAGAGTTTATGACATTCAAATGCATTGGAATGTTCTTAGTAGTAAAAAATGGACGCAGTTCTCCTTTTCCAGTATCCATAGAGGCATTGAAATCAGAATCGTAAACGTTTGCAGTTCCAAAACCAGTAAAGTTTTCAACTACAAATCCATTCTTAAATCTATCAAGTCCGTTTTCATCTGTAACCAACAAATCTTTAGTTTCTTTTTCTAAAAGATTTAAAGAAGTATAATATTCTAAATTACTAATCCTCTTATCAAGTTTACCAATATCTCTCATGGTATATCTTCTGTTGTCGATCATTTTGGCGCTTACATCTCTGGGAACGCCAGTATATGGTAGCGTTTCAAGTGTATATAATACCATGCCGTCTTCTGGGTCTGTTGGGAAAACCGGCGTTTCGGAAGGAGCACCATATTTTACATTAATGTTTCCAAACTTATCCATGTAAAGTTTGTCTGCTCTACCAAAATAGATACGCAAATCTACACTAATTGCACTTGCATCGATTGGATAATCAGAAATTCCAGAAACAACACCTTTACCATATGGATATCCAGATAATTGTTGATAAACTGCAGCAGGTCTAAAATCTAACGTACTGTGCAATCTAACACCCTCAAAACTTGGGATTTTATGATACGGTATATTAACATAAGAATCTACGGATGCATAATCTCCAGAACCGTGTTCAAAATACGAGTAAATAATAATGGGGCGGCCGCCACATGGTAATGTACCAGCCTTTAATTCTAATTCGCCCAATTGAATGATAGAATGTCTTTGTCCAGAAAATAAAGTATATCTATCAGTAATATCATTAATTTTAACAGGAAATTCTGCAGGAGTTTCGATACCAACATTACTCAACCATAATTCTTCAATTTCTTCCTTAAATGGATTTACTGTACCATCAACAGTCAGCTGCGGTTGAATACTAACAAGAGTTGGATATACAGTATGATCTAAATCAACAGAAAATGGAGAGGCGCCGGTCGTTTCATAAAAAGTATAGGCTTTCAGTGCAAATTCAAAATCTGCCTCTGTCATTTCATGTAGGAATTTTCTGTCATTTGATTCAATTGAAATTCTATAAGAAGTATTGTTTACATTACAAGTGTCATATATTTTTTTGATTTCATATACATCTGAATGTGGTAATTGAAAATTAGACACACTAAGAATAAGATCATTATTTGCGCCAGTGGGAATTGAAGAATTCACAACTCCTGTTGCAACACTAGAATTTGATCCTAATAAATCTACACCATAACTTAGAGATGTATCGTTATTTGCATCGTTTACATTATCATAGTCAGTTCGTCCAATTGTTTGTCCAATTGCATCCACTAAGGTGTAAGGCAAATGTAACTGATTTTCTCTCAAAGTTTTAATTTTTTCTCTGGAAGAAGTCTTTTTGATTGGTGCGTATACAGTGACACCAGTTGTTAATGCGGGCAAATTTGTGACATTAAGAGTGGCAGTTCTTCTATCAGAAGAAAATGAAATAGTTGTAATTCTACCAATTTCACCTACAGGAGAATTCAAATCTGCCCTATCAAATGCCAAATATAAACTTTGAGTTGAAATAAAGAATGAGTTATCATCTGTTGTGGTTAAAACAATCTGTCCATTGTTTGTAACTGTTTGATCTTCAAATACTTTCAGTACATCGTATTGAGTATCTACTGTTTCTCTTCCACTTTCATCATCAACAAATCTAACAGTTTGCAAAAATCTTTTACCAGTATCAATAATACTTGCACCACCATCTGACAAAAGTGCAAATTTACCAGTAATCCTTGCCTGAGTTCCTGTCATATCAGCAGATGCATTACCATCAAAAGATGTAGTATCTGTCCCAGCAGAACCACTGGCAATCGCCTCGTTAATAAGTTCATTTGTAACAAAGGTTGCACTGGGCAATACTCCCGATTCTGTAGACAATCCATTTCCAGAATTAAGATTTTTTACCAATAGGAACTGATCTGCAGAGTTATAATAATAGTTAATTGCTCTTACATCTCTATCATATCTATCATAGATGAGAGATTTTAGTGTAAACTGTCCCTGCACATCCGACAATGACATCAGTGTTAATACGTTAGCGCCAAATCTATAAATTGAACCCTCTAATGTTGTTGGAACAACTTCTTCGTTTGAAACAATAGACCTTGCATCCAACATAGTATAAGGAACATTTGTTCTTGGATTAATTTCATATTCGATGTCATATAGAAAAACTTTCCATATTCCAGTTTCAACGGATGTATTTGAAGGCCTAAAAGTAGAAGCTCCGTAGTTGTCATCAATTGAATCATCATCGGAATCTGTAAAATATTCTACCGCCTTAACTTTTGCAGTTGCAATTGCATCAATACCATATGTATTTGCGCCCAAGTTAGTGCCGCCACCAGCAAAAAATGTCAAATCTTCGTCATATGGTACTGGTTGGAAATATGCAGTATCAGCATCATCTAAATTCGATGTTACAATTGTGTAATCTACATTAATTACTGGAGAAATGTTCATATTAACAAGTTTAACTTCTTCATCTATCAGTGGAAGTCCTTTTGCATCTGTAATATAGATGTATGGGCCCAGATCGACAGGAATATAATGATTGTTTACTTGAAAATTTTCTCTTGACCTTTTATAAGGAATATATGTGGTGGCCGTCTTGGCAATTTCATAACCCCTAACATAGGCTTTCCCACTCTCAACTCCAAGTGCAAGATAATTTCTTACTGCATCAACTAAGAATTGATGACTTGAGCCTGGGTAATATTTCAATCCAGTCGAATCCAAATTTTGATCGGAAAACTGTATAAGTTCTAATGCACTTACTGTATGTGCAAGACCGTTTCCATTCTGATCTACCATTCCGTCTTCATCTGCAAAATTCTTTAGTGCAAAATCTTTCGCAGCGACTTCGGTATCAAATTCAAAGTTTTTCATGGTGTATACACCACCATTTCCATTTTCTTTGAAATATTCTCTAATGTCTAAATTAAATGGGCGAACTGTGTAATCACCAGACTCATCGTATGTTCTTCTTGCAAGTACATCAGTAATTACTGAATATTCTGTGTTTCTAACATGCGTTTTAATAATACCGTCTTGAACAGTAATAATTTCTATAAAGTTATCCGTTGTTGGAGTATCTAATGTTCTTTTACTCCATACGAGATTAATTCGATATCTATCGGCGCCAGGAGCATTATAGTTTGTTGTTCCCTGTGCATTATCAAAAAGAGATGGATCTTCATTCGCACTTACAACCGTTTCTTGTATTTCGAAACCAATTTTATAACTAGGAGTGTCATCATATTTGTCTAGAATTACACTTTGTGATTGGTTTTTGACCATAAACCCCTGAGTGAAATAAATTCCCTCTTCAACAAATGCAAGAGAACCTTTACCTAAAGGTTCTGCATGTTCGGCACTGAGTGCAACTGTTGCAATTAAGTTTAAACCATCATCATTTGTTGCAGTTAAAACTTCACCCTCTACAAAAGATGAAGTATCACCTTCTTTTAAATTTACAGTATTTCCATTGACAACAAAATCAATTCCATTTTCATCGTCAATTTCAAGTGTAATGCCGTCTACCACTCTTTGACCGCCAGCAACACCATCAAGATATTTTACAAATAATGTTGTTGGTTCATCATCACTGTCAATCTGTGCATCTTGATTCAAATCAACAGCATCAGCATAAGAAATGACAATCGCCCTAATCCCTGTCTTATTACCTTGAATTACTTTGCCAACAAATTCTGCAGCGGTATTAAGTCCTTCTGCAAGAGTTACTTTAATGTAAGGAACAGCAACATCAACAGCAGAACTGCCAGGGATAACCATGGAACCTTCTTTAAAGAAATGGTCTCCCATATTTGCAATTTGTTGTTGTAAAATTGTTTGTTGTTGTGTTAATTCTCTCGCCTGCACAGAATTACCAGGCTTATATAATACCCTCAAGTAACCTTTGTCGATATCATAGTCATCATGATAGGGAGTGACGTTTAAATTTATTGCCATATGTCTTTTTCTCTCAACTGGTTTTTTATTTTAATTAAAATTCAAATACTACTTTAATATCTTCAATCTGATCGATGGCTCTAGAAACGGGCTGTCGGTTTTCGATGTAAAGAACTTTACCCGTACCAGTTACGATATCAAATGGTTCTTCATCGGGAGTTCTAAAATCTGGGTGTTGTGGGCCTCTGTACGACTCTTCGTTTGCTGGAGTAGAACCAGTGCCCGGAATCTGTGCATCAGGATCAGCGACAATAGCAATCTGTCTAAACTGTGCTTCAGAATCTTCAACAGGGAACATAATCTTAGTTTCTAAAGCCCCCAAAGAATTTAATCTTGTAGACTGTTCGTCATACTCAAGTTTTATTGCAGTCATAACATAGTAACCACCCAACTCTTCTGCAGGATTAAATCCATGTCCAGTTTCTGGCGAAACAATTGGTTTTACTTTACATGCATTGACATTTAGTGTTCCATCGAAGTTGTATGCTGGAACATTGTTAACATCAATGGTTGCGTTGTCTACAGCAGACCAATTTGCACCAGTATTGGTGATAACAATTTTTTCAATTCTTTGATCCACAACAAGTCCATACGCACTGAAAGAAGAACCATTACCAGAAATACTAATGCCAGGCGCAACAAAAATATCTCTACCAGCACCACCAGTAAAAGAACCATTCACGGTGGCGGTTGCCGTTGTACCAGAAATACTCCAGTTTGTAATTCTAAACTGTTCCTGATTTCCAAGGTCTACTAAATCATAACCAGTATAATCTGTCGCACCATCGACACCGACGATTGTAACCGAATTACCAGTTAGTGTAACCGATCCTATTTGTTGAATGTTTGGATGATAACCCACTCCTCCACCAATCGCACCACCCTCTTCGTTTGGCATAATTTTTACATGTTCAATCTGGCCAGGATTTGGTTGAGATGCGGCCTGTTTGATGTCCCACTGAACTTGAGCAGCGGTGCCAGGCGCAACTGGATCTTCTAGAAGATTTTTAACTGGAATATAATCTTTTGTCAAGAACTTAAGAGAATCTTGAAGGTCGATTGCATACATAAACTTCCATTTATAACCATCTGCAGTCTCTTCAATTTCAGTTCCAGTAGTCGATGGTTGAATTGTTGAAGCAACTGTAGTCACCGTCTGGGCAGCAGCATCATATTTTTGGTTATTAATACACTTATAAACATTAAATTGATTTCCAGATGCAACAATCACATATCCATTTGGAATAATTTCTTCTGGGTTGTCATGTTCGTACATAGTGTACACTCTTCCAGAAGTCCAGTTAATTCTTGGAATTGCAAGAGTCATATCATTGTAGTTGACTTTCTTAAGTGCAATTGTATCGTATTTAAATCTATACGAATAACCAATAGAATCTTCTGGTGTTGGTGGGTTTGAATCATTTAACCAAGGAGTCTGTTTACCGATTGCCATATAAAGCATATTGTAAACCGATTGTCCTTGATGGGCCCACTGTACAGTACCATCTTGGAGAGTATCTGGTGTCGGGCCATTCCCCCCATCACCAGCAGAAACACCACTTGTGGAAGTGCCACTAATATTTCCTAGTGCAATAAATGAGTTCTGGTTGTTAACCACAACATCGCCTTCTGCATAGGAATTGTTAGGTTTCCAATTAGGTGCGGATCTGTTAATTGATTGTAAGAATTCCATTGCATTGAAAATTCTTAATTTGTTTGTAATAATCGCTGCCATTTTTTTACCTTTTTAGTGTCATGAAGTTTATACTATTTATAATTTATTTTTTAGTCTTTCAGAACAATCTGTTCATTTAATTCTTCAATTGTTGTTGGATTCGTATTATACAGTACAATAGACGATTCTGGTGCAACATTTGACTTATCGTGAACATGTTCTGCCTGATACTTTATAAAAGTATTCAAGTCTAATAAATTTTCGTCATAGACAATTCTATCTACGTTATAATCAAGTCCTGATTGTAATCTATCATTAAATTTTATTCTCTCAATTGTTAAATTTGTAGGGCCCAGTCTTTTTCTAGTTGGGATATCTGGTTCTTCTTCACTCATTATCAAGAATACAGGTGTAATATTAATAAACGAATCTAAAACTGCACGATATTTGTTATCTGCAAGTCTTACAATGTCTTCAATTACAGTATTTCTCCAATTATGATCTGTTCCGTCTGTATTTGCAATCCAATCATTATCTGTTGCATCCACTGGTAAGTGATACCAAATCCCAAGGCCTTCTGCCTTTGCAGGAATATGAGTCAATCCATTTCCATTTACAATTGGTCGTTTTATCAGATATGGAGAATTATCCATTTCTCTCTGAGGACTAAATAGTAATGGTCTCAACCTTTCCCAAGGGAATCTGGAAGTAAAGTAAAACTTAAACCTTTCTAGTGACCTGTATGTGGTGTGCAATGTAGGCAGGTCGCCAGTATAGTTTTTATAGAACATATACTTACCTGTTATATTTATCACCATTTTTCCATCTCTTGGATTTGCACCATCTGCAATAGCACCAACCCAATAGTTTGGTTGTCTGTTTACATTTCCACGCCAAATATTGTCCCATCTAAACTCGACTCTATTTTGAGGAGCGGTAGAAGGAAGTTCTCTATAAGACTGAATAATCTTCACATCAAAAACTGCAATTCTGTCAAGATAATCAGGGTCTAGTTCCACACTCTCTACAACATACTTTGCCCAAGGCCTTACATTTATCCATTCATCATTAGTCATACTCTCATCAGATGTATCATATATTGTAAATGTGTTACCAAGTATTTTAGATGACCAATAGTGCCCATAATCTTTTCCATACGCATCTTTGTAGTTGATTGCAATTTTCTTTACATCTGACCAACGCAAAGCATTATTTCCATTTTCATCTAATAATGCATATCTACCAGACCCACTATCTACTGTTGCTGCACCAACTGTATCATCAGATATTTCTCCAGTTCCTACACCCTGATAAAGGCCATCAATTTCACTGTCAATACTAAGTTGACGATTATCATATACAAAATAATAACCATGAGAATTTAAATCATTGATGTCAGTTTGTTGTGCAGTAGAATACGTCCAACTCCCACTACCATCCATATTACGCATTCTCAAATTAACATTTTTAATAATTTCAAACATGAGTTCACGATATGCAACTCCAAGTCCTTTTCTTACAGAAGCCTTAGTTAGAGTAGTAAATTCTCCAAACATCATCAATCCAGCGGGGTGAACAATCTTCTTAACGATTCTTCTCCACTCATCAATATATCTGTTTACTTTTACAACATAAGAGTAATCCTGCCATAGATATCCATCATGAATACGATTATCATCTGAAATAAATCCTTGTTGATTGACATAAATACCTTCACGAACACATAGAGGCCCCGTTAATACTTTAATAGACGCTTGGCCGTTACCATAACTACTCAAATCAATTTCTGGTGGTGTGTCATATCCAACTCCAAATCCATCAAAATCTTCTCTAAATGGATTTGAATATATTTCTAGTCTATTAATTTTACCAATATCTTTTCCAAGTCCTCGCAAAACTCCATTTTTACCAGTAGAAGTGTATGACAAAGTTTCTCTTGCCACATTTCCATATGGATATCTAACATAACCCTCACCACCTGTAATAAGTCTAGTAGTCTCAATACCAGACTTTGGAATTTCTTCCCATTCAACAGTCAGTGTATGGGCGTCAGGCAATTGATATTGCGCCATAGTGTCATCAAGAGTTTGAGGATTATCTACCCACCGTCTCAATCTGATTTTATTTGGTTCTACTAAAGATTCACTATTGAATATCACATATTCAAGTTTGTCCGACAAGGCACCATAATATCTAATCATTATAATATCACCAGCAACCAACGGATTAGTAAAGGTTATCGCAGTACCTGTTGTTGCATTATAATCTGATGGACTAAGTTCAACATAGTTTTTCCATGCACCGTCAGTCCAGATATAATAATTGTCCGCCCATTCCCATATCAATTGTTCTATAGGATTTGTTGGGAATGCATCTGGAATGTTTTCTGGTGTGATAATACTATCTGTAACTTTGAATATTCTCACAGCAGAATTAGCGTCATAGAACAATTCAACGACCGTTTCATCACCAAC